CTTGTTGGCTTGTAATTTTATGATATTTACTAATTTCAGAAGCCAATATTTTGCTGGGGACGTTGAGTCTCATTCCGGTCCATACTGAATTGGTAACGGCTTTCTCAGCATTGAGCAAATCTTGAGAATCTGCTGTAGGCAAAATTGTGTCTACTCCAAAATCCATAGATAATATAACTTTGCCATTTTATGAACTTGCTAAATTTGTAACATATTCAAAACTTAATGATCTAAATTTATAATATTCATACATGGTTGCAATAGGGCTTAAGTACGGGAAGATACCAGGGTCTCCCGCATTAATGTACCTCTGAAATAGCATGGCTAAATCAGTGGTACTACCTGCTAAGAGGTCAGTCACATATTCCCTGTGTTTCACCACTATCGATGTCCCGTACCTAGGATTGGAGGACGTTGACATCAATGCTTTCCTACTTTACATCTATTTAGCTACAGCTACCGGAGCTCTAACTAACCTATTTCTAGTTCCTGCAACTTGCCTTTTTGATTTTTTCTTTATTTATGGCGGCTTGTTGCGTCTTAGATTTTTAGGGTTAGGGCCCGGGTTTGGTTCTGCTACAAAGTTAAAAGACGGATTAAATTAGCGGTTTTCCCTAATTATTTTCTGAGCTTATTCCATCACCTTGGTGCGCTATGGATCTATGTCTCGCCCATGCGACTTTTCTGATGGCTAAGGAACCTTTTAAGAGTTGTTAAGTTTCTTCAAGAACTCTTGATTTTGCTTGAACCAAACCTCCATTTATTCTTTCAATAAATTAGGCTCTGTTGGCTTTTATTGCATCTACTAACTGTACTGTAGTTATTGATTGCGCGAAGGTAATTATACAAATGGTTGTTTCCTTCTCCTATCCAGGGCTTTCTCCTAACTCTCCCTCTATTTAGATGCATCGTATATCTCCTATTGCGTCTTAAAGGGTGTTATTTTATTACCCAATTTCTCCCACATGTTTTCCCCCACAGGCTCTTCGGTAAAGTAATTTTCTATTTTTTTCATCATTCTAAAGCTATAAATTAATGCAATTGCTATTAAGTTTATCATGTTAACTCTATCCATAACCAGACCCAAAAGGCGAGTAACTCAACAAGTTTTTATCGCTTAACTTGTTATGTTTGAAAAACTTAGATTCTATAAAAAATGGCAAAAAAGTTGAATTTCTTAATTGTGTTTAAATTAAAATGTCCAGTTCTCTTTGTTTTTATTATTGAATAGTATTGTATTGTTTAGAAGTGAAGTATAAAGCAGCATCATTTTAAATGTGGAATTGATCAGAAGTTGAAATATTATAAGTGTTCAACCATTGAACTTGATCAGTGGATAAATGATGTTTATTTTACATGGAGATGGGATTGAAATTATATCTATCTTCTAAGTACTGCTGTAGCTTTGTGGGGTTCACAGGATATGCTCTTTTAGTGAAATATTAAGTAGCAATATCTAAAAAACCAAGTTCGGCTAGAACCGAATGAGCAACAAAAGATTAATGGTCTTTTTATATTGCTGGATCTGAACCTAAATAATATTAAGATTTTTGAAATGCTTAAGTGACGTCTCTTGTGACAAATTTATTTTCAGAATTTGACCAAGTTGATAGAAAATCTAATCTATCAGTGATTATTATTTAGGCACATCTTTAGCCTAATCCATAGTTGGTATTTGGGTTAACTGAATAAACTTAATTCAATCCTACTACCAACTATTCCAAAAGTTTTCTATTTTTGGAAATAATAATAACATCGTCACCAGCTACAAAAACCTAAACATCGGTTCTTTTTCCTGTAAACAAATCGTGTATTCCAACCAAATCTCCAGCATAAGACACATAAGACAACACCCTTAAAGTGTTGAATAATGTCGTTGCTGTAGGATGCCCTGAATACACAGTTCCCATAATTTAGAAACTCATAAGTTTTATTCCTTTCACTCTATAGTCTATTTAGGCAATTTGTTATAACAAAAACTTAGACAGATATTCTCTTTCTGTTCTAGTCATGCCTAGTTTTTCATAAATGACTTCAAGC